GCTCGCGGTCGCGCGCGGGAGAGTCACGTTCCCACCGGTGACCGTCGCCTGGGGGAACACGACGCCGTCCGCCAGGATATCGATGGTCTTTCCCTCTAGGTGGGAAAACCCGCCCCAGACCTTCGCAAGCGGCGTGAGGGTCCCGAGCGTGGTCGCGGCCCCGGGGTTCGCTTCCTTGCCGAACGTCAGTTGCGTGCCGGACGGCGCGGTCGCCACCAGGTAGTCGCCGTTATAGGTAGCGGGCACAGCGCCGGAGATGCGCGCGAACCCGCCGGCGGACAGGCCGTGTGGCGTGGCGGTGGTGAGCGATATCACGCCCGCCGCCCAGCTCAGGACCGTGGTGTTGATCGCCGCCAGCGAGCCGGTGATCGACGCATCGGTCTGGCGGTTGTTCTCGAAGTCCTCGTTGAACTCCATCAGCTCGACATAGCGCTTGGTCGCCCCATTGATGGTGCGTCGCACGATCAGCCATATCTGATTCAGGTTGCCGTACCGGATCGAACAACAGGACTCTATGAACCCGTCGGTGACCGTGCGCCCCCAGCCAAGCACCTCTTGCTCGCGCTCAATCGTCAGGGTCGGCATCTGGCCGTCGCCGCGCACCATCGCCACCACGGAATCCGGCTCCTGCGCATAGCACATGTCGGTGATGCCGCCGCGCGTGATGTGCTCGGAGAGGATCGAAATATTCGGCGAGACGTAGTTATCCGAGGTGGCGGAGAGCGAGAGTGCCCGCACCTTGCGGCCGGAGGCCTGCACGAAGATGAGTTCGTTTCCGACCCGGATCGGCCGCACGTTCTTGCAGCCGTAAACGGTCTCGGCCTTGGTCTGCACGTTGGTTGTGGTCAGCGGCTTTTCGATGCCGCCGCGAATACTGAATTCGCTGCTGTCGGTGAGGGCGATCAGTTGCTTGATCGACGCGAGTTGCTGCACCGCATTCGCTTGGTCGGAGACCAGTCTAAAATCAAAGCCATCATCATCCGCGGTGCCGGGCGTGAAGTCGTTGTACAGCCCGGTCTTTGTGCCCCAGACCCCATTCGGAATCGAGGTGGTCCCGCCCGCGACAAGGCGCTGCTCGAACAGGGTGCCGGCATGCGGGTATCCGCCGGTCGCACTCCATATCTTGGATTCCTCCGACCAGTAGCCAGCTTGCGCGGCGATGATGCCGGTCAGGACGGAGCGGATGATCCCCTGGGCCAATGATGGCGTGGTCGCGTTCGTGATCTCGACCACGCCGCCATTCACATGCACGTAGCGGCCAACATCGCTGCGGACCGCGTCGTTCTGCCAGCCGTTGACCGCCAGGGTAAGGGTGACGAACGCGCCCACCGGACTGGCCACCGATGGTGTGATCGTGGTCTTCGGGCTCTCTCCCAATGTCCATGCGCCGCTGGCCAGGCTGGTGGATGAGAATGCGCTGGTGATCGTGATGGTGATGTGCGTGACATCCGTGAACCCGGTCACCACGCCGACACCGATGCCGGAGGTGAAGGGCCGGCCGACATCCGCATCCTTGAAGGTGGTGGCGGCCGCCGTGACTGTGATGCCGGTGCCGACGGCCGCCGAGCTCAGCGTGAGCGTGGTGTTCGGGCTGATGCCGATCTCGTCGTGCGGCTCGACTACGAACACTGCCTGGTTCAGGCTCCAGAGAACATTGCTGCTGCGCTTGAGCACGCGGATTGCATAATTCGGGTGGAATAGGAACATCGTGTCGTACTGCTGCACGTAGTTCAGGTCCGGCAAATCGGCTTCGAGGTAGGGGCTGACGATCTCATAAGCGGGGCCGCCGCTGGTGATCTGCCCTTTGTTGGTGAAGAACCGCACGTACCCGTCACCGAACTCCAACATGAAGGTCTGGGTCGATGAGAAAACGAAGGGGATCGCGCGCGAGCGCTTGGCATCATTCTTCGTGCCGGCGATCCACTGCTTGCCCGGCCGGCGGTTTCCACCCCCATGGATCAGCGGATACGCGTTTTCCATGGTATCCATCGCGTTTTGATAGCGCGAGATGTCGACCCGGCCGAGCAGGCGCGGCGATAGCTCGCCGGCCGTCATGTTGGTCTGGATCGTGTTGATGCGACCCATCAGCGGCCCCGTACGCTGATCAGCGGTGAGTCCGGGCTCTGCTCGCCCGTGCCCTCCTGGCCATCCACCGTCCGCGCCTGCTTGAGGTGGAATTGGTGGAGCTTGATCATCGAATCCTGTTCGGTCTGGCTCTTCGTGATCGGATACGCCATGGCAGCCGCCATGCCCGAGGTCAGGGCCAGCGTGAGCATACCGTCATACGTAGTGGTGTCGGTGTTGTCGAACACATAGCGCAGGTAGCAAACTGCGTTGTCGAGCAATATCTTTCCGTTCTCGACCATCCATTCCGGAGCGTCACCATCCCGGCCGACCGTCCAGGTGCGCATGTAGTCGCCGGGCAGCGTGAAGGCGTACGACCAGTCAAAGGCCGGCGCCACGCTGTCGGGCGCGAGCGCCACGCGCTTCATCGCGCAGTTCCATGGGTGCGAGCGCAACACCGCCTGCCGCACCATCGGCCAGAAGTTGGCGGCCAGAATGACGGAATCCCCGGCCGACCCGTCCGGATCGTTCAGGGAGGAAATGGGGCGCTGCCCCAGCAGGAGCAGTGCGTTGCTGCAAATCTGAACTTCTGAGGTCGCGGACATCTTGGCACCCGAAGATCCCGCCGCCGATCAGGAAGACCGGCGGCGGGGTGATGCTTAGTCCTGCACGTACGCCATGTGCAGGGCGATCAACTGCGTGACCGCGACCGCGGCGCCGGCCACAAGGCAGCCGATGTCGCAGTTGTTGGTCGCTGACGGGACGCCGGACGCGAGCGTGCCGTCCGTGGTCTCGAAGCCAATCGCGCCGGTGGCGCCGGTTACCGCCTGCGGAATCGCGTTGCCGGCGGTGGTGGCTGCGGTGGCCGCCAGGTGGCGCGCGGTCGACGCGGTGTCGCCCACGGTCAGGGTTTCCAACGCGGTGCCGGTGAACCACGCGAGTTGTGACAGGTGCCCCAGGATGCGGGCGCCCACCGGAACACGGACCATGTATAGAAAGTCCGCGATCTGCGGTGCGGACGCGGTGGCCGGCCACAGACCCAGCGCATAGCGAACACGCCCATGCAGTTGGTTGACCTTGACCTTCGTCGGCGGCGCGGCGTTGAGGGCGGTGAGTTGAGTGCTGAAAAAGTTTGCCACGGCAATACTCCTTTGATTTGGCCTTTAAATGGCGAGGACTATCCCCGCCATATCCCAGCCGTTTAATCCGCCTCTATTCGAAGCAACCGACTTCAACCACACCTTCGTCCTCGACCCGCACCGCGCCGAGAGACATGCGCGCGTACACCTGCACGCTCATGTTCTTGCTCGGCAGCTTGTCGATCGAGGTCACTACGTCTTTGCCGACGCCCAGCCGGATGACCTTCTTCGACCATGCGACCGCGAAGCGGGTGGTGCCGGACTTGGCCAGGCGCTCGGACCGCACGAACTTGAAGCCCAAGAAGGTATCGACCGCGCCCTGGGCCAGGGCCTTGACCGAGTTGTAGTCCACCGACTTGATTTCGGTCGTGCCGTAGAGGTTGGTCAACTGCTTGGCGGAGCAGACCAGGACGCGGCGCGGCGCCGCAACCGCATTGATGTCGTTTCGGTTGGTCTGGGTCTGGCCGATGGCGTCGTAGGCGGCGTCGTCTTCGATTTCGGCCGCGTCCAGTATTTCCTTGGCGGACAGCAGTTTGGCGAGCGTCAGGCCGGTGCCGCCTTCCGCGATCTTCTGGCCGGCGGGCAACGCGGTCGTGCCGGTGTTGGTGCGGGCCGAGCCGCGGGCAGCGGCGTAGATGATGTCGTCCTTCGCGCGATTGAGCGCCGACATCCCCATCTTCGGATAGACGGACAGGGGGTTCGCGAGCATCTTGATCTCGTCCAGTTCGTCCACCAGGTCGGCCCAACCCTTGTCGGTCAGGTCGATCCAGCGGCGGCTGTGCGGGGTCTCGACGTACTTGGTGTCGCTATGGCGGGACGTGATGTCGTACGCCTCGGTCTTGCCCACGCGCTCCGCCGATTTCGTCTGCCCGACGACACCGGTGATCACATCCACGTAGGGCTCAAAACGAGCGCACATCTGTTGTGCCAGGACATAGAAGTTGGCTTCGTACTGGTTGACGAAGGCTTCCGTAATCTGGAACGAGTAGCAAGCGCCAGCGCGCGGCAGACTGCCGGCGAGGCCCTTGAGAATGCCCAGCGGCGTGAAGATCGCGAGTTGGGCGGCGGAGAACAGCGCGGCGGCAATGGCGCAGATGAGGTAACCGATCGCCATGCCGATAAGTTTTGCAATACGCATGATGGGACTCCTGATCGAATTGAAGGGAAGACGCTTCGACTCGGTCAGGGTGTCCACCAGGGTGGGCCTGCCTACAGCCGTTCTATTGCGGGTACTGCGCGCGGGCCGTCTCCGGGTATCCGCTGCTCCGTTCAGCCCGGGCGCTTACCGCCCTTGGCAAAATGTTCATTGACCTTCGCGACCGTGGACGCGTGCTCCGGGTGCTTGGCGTCCCAGTACGG